TGATAGTTTATTTTACAGATCAATATGAGGGCGGGGAACTGTATTTTCCATATCATGATCCATATTTTGAGATTAAGCCAGATAAGTCAATGGCTTTAGTATATCCTACAGAGAAAAATACAATTAATGGAAAATATATGCACGGAGTAAAAGAAATTACCTCTGGAACCAGATATGCAATGGCATTTTGCTTTACAACCAATGAAAAGTTTGCTAATATAGTATACAAATGATTATTTGTGACAGATGTGGGCGGGAGATTCAAAAAAGATCCTCTATGGCCTATATAACATTACTTAATCACTATAAAGAATGTAAGGGGAAATGATGAATACTCAAGAATGGCCAAGAAAGACCAAAATTAAATTTCTTTTATCTCTGGCTATAGTATCTGGCATATTGCTGATACTTGGGCTTCTATAGCCCTATCAGGGCTCTATATGGGCCTATAGCTTAATCTGGTTAAAGCAATTGTCTTATATACAATCGAGTATCGGTTCAAATCCGATTAGGCCTACTAAATGTTTCACGTGAAACAATAGTTACGTAGTAAACAATATTGGATAATAGTAAATATTTGTCTCTTTTATTGCCGCCGACGCACTTTTTGCGGAGCACTTTAAATGCTATAATGTCTATATGCCAAATTATGATTTATTAGAATTAAGAGATCCAGAAAAACTTCAGCAATTAAAAGAAATCTGGGAACCAAGAAAAGAATATATAGAAAAAGATTTATGGATTATCTGCAATTTTTTAACTGAAGAAGAATTGTCATTGCTTGTTTCTGAAGCAGAAGATCCTGAGGGCTGGTATCCTACTATGAGATCGCCTTATGGAAATAATATACGTAATAAGTTTTTAGGTTACATTCCTGTTTATGGTGAAGATGGCGTTTTAATTCCTCCGCATCCAAAAAATAATCCAGAATTTAATCCATTAGAGTATATTAAAAATATTGAAGATAGATTAGAAGCTGTTTTGCCTAAATACTTTACTGGCGCTGGAGCATTACAATCATTTTTTGAAGTTCCTGATGAACAAATTATTTCAGAACTTGGTAGAGGTGTTGATTACGCTATGTCATGGCATTATGAAAGAGATGACATGGATGCAGAAGATATACAAAAGACAGTTGCAACTTTTAATGATGGCAGGCAGGCAATTAAATCAGAAGGTAAAATTACTGCATCATTTAATGTTTATATTAATAATAATTTTGATGGTGGTATTTTAGAATTTAAGAATAAAGAATATAAGATTAAACCAGAGCCAGGAATGCTTATTAATATTCCGCTTTACAAAGAATTTGAGCATAGAGTAACAAAGGTTACAAATGGTGATAGGCATACATTATATGGTAGATGCTGGGATAATCTAGAAACAAATCATATGTCTTCTAGAGAGGATTGTTAATTGGAAAAAAAATATATAGACGATAATATTTGGTATATTGATAATTTTATATCACAAGAAGAAATAGACATAATTTTAAAAGAATGTAATAAAGAAGAAAATTGGCCAGAAGATGTAGGTACTGGGCATTGGAAAGGTAATATCTTTACTTCTACAGAAAAAGATACTCCAGAATCGTACTGGGCATTATCTCAAATAGGACAAAGAATAACTGAACTTATAGATAATGACGAGATAGAAGTAGCTGTAGGACATAATGTTCAAAGGTTTCCTCATTCTGATGAAGAAGCAATGGGCGAACATCACGACAAAAGTACTCCATATACAACACATGGAGTGGTGTTGTATTTTAATGATAATTTTGATGGCGGAGAAATTTATTATCCAAACAAGGGCATATCTTTAAAGCCTGTGCCTGGAAGATTAATTTGTCATTTAGCTGATTATGGGTATGAACATTTAGTTCAGAATGTGAAAAATGGAACTAGATATGTGTGTACATTTTTTGTACATGATAAAAAATGGGAAAAGTTATCTGTAGAAGAACAAACAGAAGCCTGGAAAGAATTTAGAAAAGTTTACCCAGAAGAATATTAAAAAAATTTTTAACTGAATTTGTTTTATTTTTTATTTTATTTTCTATATTTTGTTCAATTTGACCCTGTTTGCTATCTTTATAATGATCAGATTGAAAGTATGGAGAAAACATTGTTTGCTTAAATCTATCTCTAGTCATTTTTTTCTCCTGTTGTTAAATTAATTATATCATAAGATCCCCCGTCGAAGGCGGATTCGACAGGGGACTTGTTCTTACGAACTCTGGGAGCAAAATATTGCTACAACCAGTTTTTATAGTATAATTTATTTAACATTTAAAGTCAATAGTATGATATGATATATTTACTAACAAAGGACAAGCATGTCAGATATAAATGCAAAATCAATTACAAAAGCTGGGTTTGAATTTGAACAATTAGACCCAAATATTTTTTTAATTAAAAATTTTTTAACTCAAGAAGAAAATGATTTTTATTATAATTTAGCAGAAAGTTTAGACCAGGAAGCCTGGCTACATCATTATATGCAAGGATTAACATCTAGAGCAGAAGCTAAATATGGCAGAAAATTTGATGGAATTAAAGATCTAGAAGAGGCTGGAGTAGAGATAACTTATGACTGGGCAGATAAGGTAATGGCTTTTGAAGATCATTGTCCAGATATTATAGGTGAACATAAACTAGGAAAAAGACTTGAAAGTTTATTTGAGCCAGACTGTGGATTATCATTTAGAACATTTGGAATAATTCAAAGACAATATGAGGGATCTGAATTAAAAGCACATTATGATCAATATACAGACAAAAGAATGATTTGGGCATCAGTTGCATATATAAATGAAAATTATACTGGTGGAGAATTTTGGTTTAAACATAAAAATATATCATTAAGACCGCCAGCTAGAAGCCTACTTATATTTCCAGCAACTGAAGAATATTTTCATGGAGTTAAAGAAGTTGGCCCAGGTCCAGTTAGATATGCTCTGCCATCATTTACCTGGGATACCCCAGGAGTAATTTAACTATTTAGTGATTTAATTAAATCGTTTTTAGACAATTCTTCATAAACAGTTTCAAGTAAAAACCCAATTGTAGGTTCTGCCTGATCTACTTTTTCAGCAATATCGGCATCGCTCATTCCGAACTGTTTACATAAAGTTCTATTTCCTTCTTGGAATGTCTTTGTCATTAATGATACGATTTGTTCTTTATTCATTTTCTTCTCCCGCACTATAGGATGGGCTAGGTCCCATCAAGAAGCCCTGATCATGTAATTCAACTAATTTTGCAGTATGTTCTGGATCTGTATTTTTGGCAATCAATAAAAGAGCATCATAAATTCTATGAAGCATAATATATGTAACCATTGGAAGGTTATCTTCTAAATTTTGTGCCTCATTACTTAATTGTTCTTGTTCCACGCCTTTTCCTCAAATTCAATATCGCCATCTTTTTTTAACTCTAGAAGTAAATGTTTATTAACCTCTAATTTTATCTGATTGTATAATTGTAGCCCCAATACAGTTTTCCAATCACAAGAAATACAGTATAGAATAACTCTATCATTTATGTCAAGATTAGTAAGGAGAGGGCCTTTATCCATTGGACAATCAAGTCTAGGACAAAGGCCTTTCTCTGCTAGAGCTAAATATTCAGATACATATTGTACCTTCATTAACTCTCTCTCCTAACTACTTAGTAGCTGAGGTATACATTAAATAGTATACCTGTGCGGGTTTGTTTAAACCCTTCCATGACGACCAATCTTTTCCGCCATCAGTCATATAATACGTTATCTCTGCGTTTATTACTGGATCGAACAACATTACATTCGATCTCAGGTTGAACTTTTCTTTTCGGATAACACCTAGGTTTCCCAACATGTTAATCTGAAAAAGTCCGTAGGAACTGTCTCCAGTATTCCTGTTCCCATTGTAAGCCATAGGTCGTCCTTGACTTTCTCGCTTTGCAATGGCCCAAGCCGTCTTTAGGGCTTTTCCTTCAAATCCTACTGCTTGCAGTAGTTGCTTTAACTCTTTGTTAGTGAGCTGATCAGAAGACTTGTACACAGTATTGCTGAATTTATCCAGCGTTTCTTTGTTCAGTTGTATCTGCGTCTTTGGTTCTACTTTTAGTGCATTTGCTGGGAAAGTATTCCCAAATGTAAACATTGTAATCAAAGCGATTA